CAGATTGGCTGCTGGTAAATCCACGCCGTAGCCACCGGCATCGCTGCTAATTAAAACTCGAACGTCTGGGTCCGTATTAAAAGCAATTTTATTATCTTCCTTAGTTTTAGCATCTAGCTTTCCTGAGTACGTTCTACACATGTCAGGGCCAAAAGCTTGGGACATTTTTTCCAACATATCCACATAGGTAACAAATATAACGACTTTGTTATCTTCGTTTTCTTCTAAGAAATCCTTTACATACTGCACCAGCAGTTCAAACTTTGGAGCAGAGGTAAGTCCTTCCAATAAACCTTCTTGTCTAAGTTCATACGCATACTTAGAACCTGAACCAGTCATCATGTCGTAGTTGTGAGCACTGGTACGTAACAAGTCTGGATGCACGCACAACATCTTTAAGCAGCCAACTTTGGCCATGATGCGACCCCTTATTTCATCTGCCTCACCACCCCTGGCCGATTCAAGGCCGTAGTGAGCAAACAAATTAAACCCTGCTCCAAATAAATTCTGAGCGTTATCTAAATCTTCTAACAAGTCGTTAAGAATTTTTTGATACAACTTAGCGGCCTTGCGGTCTAGCGTGATAGTTATAGGGTCGTTGTGTATTGAGTCAGGCAAATGTGGAGCAACGTCAGGGTCCTTTTGTGATTTACGTACACATGCCTCTTTTAACTTCTCGTGCAGAGTAGGCAAGTTTCTATATCGTTCCACTCCGCCCCAACCGTTTCTAACAATAAAAGCCTTGTCGAAGATATCAAAACGACCAAGAACGGAGTCATCAACAAACTGCATAATGCTGAAAAGTTCTTCGGGCTTTCCGTTTTCAATAGGAGTTCCTGTTAAGGCAAACTTAAACGGGGCACCTGACAAACGCTTTGTAGTTTTAGAGCGTTTAGACTTAAAAGATTTAATTGCGGTTGCTTCGTCTAAAACAACAAAACCTCTTGGCAAGTTCTTAATTATCTCCCAGTCGTTGACTACCTGTTCGTAGTTCATAATTACGTAGTCCACGCCAGATTCGCGCCAATTCATGGCTTCGGCGTATTGCTTTTGTCGTTTAGCTGGAGTGCCGTCTATAACCAAAGCTTTTGATGTGTTATCTGTAAATTTTTCAATTTGATTTTTCCATTGATACTTAATGCTGCTAAGGCATACAACAAGTCCAGGTTCAGTAATCTTTTTCTGGTCCATAAGGCGCTCTATGGCAGCAATAGTTAAAACTGTTTTACCTAAACCTAAATCGTAGGCAACAAGAACCTTACGGCGTTTACACATAAGGTTAACCGCCTCAGGTTGGTAGGGAAGTAATTTACCCTTGAATGTCATGGCGTAACTCTTCCATATGGAAGTCCACCGTTGCTCGTAAACCATTTAAGTCTGAATTGTTATGAACGTAGGCATCAAATCGATAATCATCTAAATCAACTTCAGACACATGGTCGTTGACGGCAAAAACATACGGACGGACTACACGCCACATGTGGCCCTCACAAGACTTTACATACTCAGCTTCATTTTTAAAACGAACGTCTGTAATTACGTAATCTTGGTATGGATTTTCAAATATTTTATTAAAAACAGTTTTTATCCAAATATGTTCATCCATATGAGTTCTAGCAGCTACGCCAAGATTTTGTAACTGTCGTCGGACTTCTGTGTTCTGCTTTGCCTCATCCCAACCAACAAGGTCTACTGCTCCTTTTAATCGACCGGTAGGACTGCACGCTGTAATAACGTCCATGTCATAAAGAATGTTTCTAATAGCGTCAGCAAAAGCAATTCGAGTAAAGTTATACTCGTTTACAAGAATCTCGGCAACAGTGTCTTTTCCAGAACGGGCATATCCAGACAATCCAATAATCATCAGAACTCAATTCCAATCCATAGGAACCCAAGGTCTAAATCAAAAGACCACTTGCTAATTCGAAACCCTAACCCAAAGCCACGCCAGCTCCAACCAACTGATACGTAACGATTTGCTACTCGAAACTCTTTGTTCATGACAACGCCCTTTCTCCGTAGACTGAATGTTTAGCTTTTTCAAGACCTTGATATATCTCGGCTTTACTCATAGCGCCTATATCCTTCACGTCTATGCCTGAGTAGTCAAAAAACCGAACCTCGAAGCCAAGGCGGATTGACCAGTCAAGTATGGCCTTGGATGAATCCCTACCTGCCTCATCGTTGTCCATAGCCACCACAACGGCCTCAGCGCCCCGAATTAGGTTTATCTGGGTCTTGGAGACTGCTGAGCCGAACGTAGAGATGCCTCCTATAAGCCCTACAGAGGCCATACGAGCCACGTCCAAGGGCGACTCGACCACAACCATAGTCCCGCCTTGGTACTGACCGTATCCGAACAGGCTAAGGCTTTTATTGACCCCTGTCGGATAATTCCTAAAATACCGATTTGCCCCTTTTTCCTGCCAACCCCAAAGTTTTCCTGAGAGGGGGTCGCGGATAGGCAGAATCCAACAACGCTTAATCAAGTCCCACTGAACCCCATAAAGGCGGGCGGCTTCTAGGGTCAATCCCCTAGCCCGCAATTCTTCTTCAGGAGGGTCAACAAAGGCAGCAAGGTTGGCCTCGGTTAAATCCAAAACCTCTTTGAGCACAGGTTCTTTTTTATGGATTGCTTTGTCCAAAGCCTTAGTTAAGTCAACACCTTCGCTTATCCAAGTTTTAGCAGATTCAAAATCAATGCCTTGAACGTATTCAATGAGTGAGGTAACACTTCCCTTGAAATGGCAGGAAAAACAAAAGTGCGCCCCAGTATCTGCGTTAATCCACCAAGAAGGATTGACGTCCTCTTTACCAGTGCGTTGTATGTGAGCAGGGCAATGACCTTGAATTTCAAAACCATTAACCCGTAATACTTCAATACCTAGACGGTCAAGCAGGTCTTCCATATCCTCAATTGTCATCGGAAGCCTTCTTGTGCTTGACCTTGCGTGTATAAGACTTTTTACTTGGTATAGGAGTTGATGCGTTAGAGCGACGAATTTCTAGTACGCGCTTTATACGACTTAAATTTGGTCGCTTCATAAGTCAGTTGCATCCATTTCACGGAATCGTCCCTCCGACCATTGCCACTCAAGAGTTACTTCGGCTGGACCAGAGTTACGGCTTGCTACAACTTTTAGAAGACGAGTGTCCTCAACGGCCTCGTCTTCACGCTGTAGACCAAGAATGATGTCTGCATCTTGGAAGAACGAGGACGAGTAACCGATTGAGTCAGCAGTCACATTTCCTTTTTTCATCTTCCACGTAAGAACCTGAGTCGAGATAACAATTGGTTTGTTAAACCGTTGAGCCAACCGCTTGAGGCCGCGGGTGATATTAGTCAACGCTAATGGTGTATTTGCTTCCCCGGTCTGTTCGTCAACCATAAGGTACACACCGTCAATAAAAACAATATCTGGTTGCAGAGTCTGAATTTTGGCAGCAATACCTGAAACTGTTGAACCTGCTGCTGAGTCAACCAACCAAAACTTATGCTGAACCTTTTCCAACCCTTCAAGAATCTTCTTATATCGAGATTCTTCTTCAGGAGTTAAAGTTCCTGTCATTAAACGCTGATGAGAAACAAGAGCCCGCATAGCATCGTAGCGAGCTTCTTGCTCCATATTGCTCATCTCAAAAGATTGGAACATAGGAACCTTCTTTTGCTCACGATGAATATTTAAAGCCACCTGTAAAGCAAGAGTTGATTTACCAGTTTTTGGTGGAGCAATAATCACAACAAGTTGACCGTCTTGTAATCCACTTGTTGCTTTGTCTATTGTTGGGAATCCTGTTGGGAGTCCCCGCAATCCATTTGGAAGATTCTTGCGCTCTAAATAATCTTCCCAACGACGCATAGGTTCATACGTAAGGTCAAGGTCGCTGGTACCGCTAAGGCCGTCATCTTCAATCTTTATAAGACCGCGTTGAAGTTTAAGAAGAGCCTCTTCATGGTCTGAGCGTTTGTCGATTGATTCAATCGCATCACGCAGCATGCCAACGGTTGCTGTCTTACGACGAGCCTCAACAACGGCATCTAAAAGATAACTAAGGCTGTCCTCTGAACTAACAAGTTCGTAGGTTGGGTAATTCTCTTTGATTATTTCTAAACTTGGGCACTCTCCATACTTGGAGTAATGGTCACGTAATTTATTCCAAACACGCTTGTCGTCATCATCAGCAAACCAGTTGCTGTTTACGTTACGGCTAAATAAAGGCGTGAGGTTACGTTCACTGATGGCTTTACTAAGAAGCTTTTTCTCGTTATTCACTACACCACATCCATTCCCCAACTACCGTACCGTAATAATCTATCAGGTCTATCTATCACCCCCACTACCTCAGGTCGATACGGAAGTTGAGAGACCAAGTGGTCAATCGAGTCGTATGCCGTTGAGTAGCGGAAAGGATTAGTGCCGGATTTTTCCAATGAAACTATCAATTCGTCAAGTTCGTCGTTGTCCATATCGTAAGACACCAACTCAAACGTATATTCGCTACGAGTTGCAAACAAATAAACACGACTAAGAACTTGAGAATTAAAAGTGTAATTTTTTTGTATTGTCGGTATTACACGCAAAACTTTTTTAATAGAAACTTCTTGATTAACTATTAAATCGGTGGTGACAAGAACTCGTCTTGGAAAGTCATTACTAATATCCCCCTTTAACATTGTTAGTAGACCTCTATCTTCCCAAACTTTATAATGAAATCTCTAAAAGCGTCTGTCGACTCTTGTGCTCTGTCGGCTTCCTCTTTTGTTGCCTTCTTAGAGATTTCTAGTGGATAAGTTCCGCCGTTTGTTTTAATCCTAGCGGTAACAAATCGAGAGTGCTTACAACTACCGCGCCCGTTGTAACCAGGGCAGGTGCAAATAAGCTTTCCGTCTATGGTGCTGCTTACTTCATAAATGGCAGGACTTGGTGTGGCGTTTTGACTCAAGAACACTTGAATTAACTTCACGTCCTGGGCTTGCATCTTTCCCTCCATTATTTACGTAGGTCACCTTTCGGAGATTTTAGTGCAATAGGTATAAAAGCTTCTCGGGCAAAGCTCTCGGTTGCTGGGCCATAAACTGAGCCCCAGGCCTCTAAAGGTATGTTAGAGGTAACGATGGTAGGTAAACCATTGTTAAAGCGAGTTCGCAGGACGTGGTGAAGGATGGTCTTCTGCCACCCTGACCCCGACTGCTGTTCCTTGCCAACGTCGTCTATAACTAGGACTCGGATGTTGTAGGCATCGTCTTGGCACTCGCCCAAGATTCCTGCAAAGAGCGAGCGCTCTTCCTCTGATGGGTCTTCCATAAGAGCACCTTTTAAATCCAAGATTGAGGAGAAGGTCATAAAGTAGCAAGGACGCACAAGCGTTTTATTCTCTAGAGGGGAGAAGGCCTCCAGAGGGAATCGACGAAGGATGTCCTGCAAGGTAACTAAGGAAAGTGTTGTCTTGCCGTGACCTG